CTGCGATGAATGTAACAGAATATTTTGAACCGTCTGCTTTTGCTGTTCCTGAACCCTCAGCAGTTGCTGAAAGTTGAGCAAATGGGAAGTACCAATATTTTCCGTTTGCATCTTTAACGATTAAAGCTAAGTCTCTTTGTCCTTCAGAAAGGATTTTGATAGCCTTAGATTTTGAAGCCTCTCTACGGTGGAACATCAAAGTAACTGTTGCAGTAACAAAAGAAGAACCGTTTGCGAAGTCTACCGCAGTTTCTTCTGTAAAGTTTCCTGTGTTACGTCTAAATTCAAATGCTTCATAGTTAGATGACACTACTTGAGCGTCTACCATGTACGTAGCTGAATCGATTGTAGTCGAAGTAATGTTATCCATATCATTGATATAGATAGCTGTAATCCCTCCGATGTTATTATCACATCCTTTTGTGATTGCTGTAAGTGTTGTACAAGACATATTTTTAAAATTTATAAAAAAAGGAGGGAAGAATTAACCGCCCTCCCTTTCTTAAGTTAATATTTATTCTTATGAGTAAAGAACAATCTCAGTTGGGTTAACGTAAGAGAAACCAACTTTCAAGTTTGCACGTGAACGTAAGTAAGGCTCTGCAACTGTATCAGCTAAGTTAACTGCTTTGATTGCTTTTCCGTCTCCTTCGCCATCGAATGCGTAAATCATGTTGTTCTTAACAGTACAAACCATTGTATCGTTTGGCATACCCTCAGCAACTACTACTTTGATACCTAAGAAAGTCAAAGCTAATGGAGTAGTGATGTAAGTTTGAGTGTTTCCTGAAGCTGTAGCCAATTCCAAAGCGTTAGCTACGTTAGAAGCAACGTACAAACGTAAGTCTGCTTTTTTACGTGAAACTGTTGACGGTAATGCGTTGATTACTTTTACAATTTCTCCGATAACGTTTGCACTTGTAATAGCTACATTTGCTACGTCAATGATTCCAGCATCTGCTAACATTTTTTTGATGTAACCATCACACAAAGCTAAAGTAGCGTCTGCACTTGCTGTGTCACCTTGCCAACGAATCAACTCAACATCTTCGCCAATTTGTTTCGCCATTTCTCCCCAGTAGAAGTTCATGAAAGAAGCTACTGAAAAATCACCGTTTGAACCTTGAGCCATTTGCAAAGCTAAGAAAGACTGCTCTAAGTCGAATTGACAAAGTTGAGCCATTGCAGACAATGCACATACGTCGATGTCTACTGCGTCTAATGAATCAGTTGGTGCTGTAAAGTTACAAGTAGATGCTTGTAATATGTTACCAAAAGTTACGTTAGCTAATTTAGTAGCACTTTTAATTCCTGGCAAAGTACGGTAGTTGTCTACTGTATCTTCTGCTAAGTAAGAACGACCGTAAAACTCGTTCGGGTTTGGACACAATAAAGCGTTTGTTTCGATGTCCAAGTCAAATTTTAAATTTCTTTCCATTTTGTTATTTTTTAGAAAATGCGTCTCTAAACGCGTTAAATTTTTCGTGAGCTGATAATTTAGTTTCTTTTAATTCCTCTTCGATAGGCTCAACTTCTACTTCCAAAGAATTTTTTAATTCTGCAATTACTTGCAACAATTCGTTAACTTTTTCATCTAACAAAGGTGTAACGATAGCAATGATAGCTTCAGCGTCTGCTGTTGGGTCGACTGCCATTTCAACTTCTTCAGTTGCGACTTCTTCCTCAACAACTTCTTCCGTTGCCATTTCTTCCTCTTTTACTTCTTCTTCGATTACTTCAGTTGCCATTTCTTCCTCTACTACTTCAGTAGCAGGTGCATCTTTAACCTCGATAACTTCTCCGCCTTCTACAACGTAGATTTTACCCTCGATTAGATGCTCTCCATCTGGTAACTTCATACTATATTGATTATTTAATTCCGTCTTTTGTTCGTTCAATTTCATACCTAAGAATCCCTCAATTGAAAATCCTACTTGGTTACTTTTTACAAGTTCGTTGTAGTAATCTTCGTCAGTTACTTGAGCGGTCAGCATAAGCGTTCCTTTTGGTACGTCAATACCGTATGCTTTCGCTTTGTCGTTTTTAGGGTCTTGAACTATCCATGCTTCCAATACATAAGCAGGAACTTTATTTTCCGCATTATGTTCAATGTTAAAAATATCTTTGTTAGATAAATTCTCCATAAACTTAGCGTGTATCTTTTCAATCTCTTCGGCTGTGAATGAAACGTAGTACTCTTCGCCCTCATCGTTTCTATAAATCTCCATAGGAATCATAGCAGGTGCAACGATGCGCATTTTAACCTCGTCAGCAAAGTACATTTGTTCATGTGAATTGAACGCTACTCCTTTAACTTTAACCGCAGGACGTGACGTAAAAGCAATCATTTCGATTCCTAAGTCCTCGCCCTCGCTGTATTCAGGGTCAATAGTAATTTTGTAAGTAGGCAATTTATCCATACTTATTATGTAGATATAAAATTATTTGTTCAAAAATTGTATATTTGTTAAAAATTTAGTATATGGTAACAATTGGAAAAAATGAAATCCCTAACAAGTCAACTGAGTTGAGCGTTAAGCAATTTTCAAAAGTGAATGAAATTTTAAGAAGTGAAAACGAGCCTATTGAAAAATGGTATCAAATCTTTACTTACTTAGGAGCGGACGAAAGCGACATTAACGACTTAGAATTTGACGAGTTCAAAGAAGTAATCCGTCTTTTTAACGATAGCGAAAGCAAGGACTTAGAAATTCAACGCACTATTGAAATTGACGGCTACACTTACGAAGCGTACAAAGAAGAGTTTAAGGTGTCAGTAAAAGACTTGAAAGCAATTGAGAAATTAATCGCTAAGAATCCAAACTCGTACATTGCTGAAATGGTAGCGGTGTTGTATAAGCGTACCGACTTAACAGAAAAAGAACACTACGAACCTGCACACATCAAACACAAAACTACTTTGTTTGCTGACCAAAAGGCTTCGTTTGCTTTACCTATCATTTGGCACGTTGCTAAGAAAATGACGAATGAAATAGAAAAAGCTGAAGATGAAAGCGTGGCATAACGTAACAGTCGAAACATTCATGGAATTAAGGGGGTTGGAAACAATCCCTTTTGATTCTCCATTTGATTTGGAACTTGAAAGGCTGTCAATCTTAACCGATACCGACATCGAAGAGTTGCAAAATTTAGACCTATCCGAGTTTAGCGCATTGACTAAAGAGTATGCTTGGGTAAAGTCAGCACCTGAAAAGAACTTTAAACAAGAAATAAACGGGTTTCACTTTAAAGAATGGTACACGCTCGGAGAATTTATCGACTTAAACCACCTATTTGAAAACGAAGCACAAAACTTTGACAAGATTTTAAGCATTTTATTCCGAGTTTTTAAGCAAGACGAATGGGGCAACCGTGTTTTTGAGCCTTTACAGTTTGACTTAGAACAACGCAAACACGAATTTAAAGACGTTCTAATAAACGATTGCTTTGGTGGTGTGGTTTTCTTTGTTGAGTTTAGGGATAACTTCTTAAAAGTGTACGAAAATCTGTTTAATCCTGTTGTTGAAAGTAACGAATTAGACGAAAACGAACTTGACCAAGAGGATATAAAAGCCGAAGAAGAGGAAAAGAAACTATCTAAGTTTAGCTGGGAACGTTTAATCTTTGATTTGAGCGGTGGGGATTTGACAAAGGTAGACCAACTTACTGACCTACCTATTATCTTAGTGTTTAATATGCTTTCAATGAAGCAAACTTACGGAATTTAAAACGGTGTCATTGGTGCGGTTGGCAAGTTCGGGTAAGGACTATCAATCCAATTGAACTGAATACTAATTTTAGGGTTGTTAAGTATTCTAGCCATTTCCAAAAGCGGGTATTTTTCAAACTGCCAAGCTATATATTCTTGAGTTACTTCAGCAAGAATAGATTGCACATCGCTTCGTCTTAGCCAATTATCTGTAATTGAATAAGGCGGTATCCCTCTACTCGTTCCCTCATCTAAAAACAAATAATAAAACATAGCGTTTATTGTCATGTTAATCGTGTTTAGTTCGTCCCCAGTCATTGCGGAAATCCTAACCGATTCATATAACGCACCTGTGTCGACTAATCCTAAAGACCTAATCTCTTGCTGTAATGACCTCGCTAACTTGTTTCTTGTAGCGTACTTAACTTTAAAACTTGCCATGTTTAATCTCCTATCTCAAACGGTATATCATTTACACAGTATTGGTCAACTTCAAACGTGATACTCATTTGCCAACCCGCTACATAATCTAAATCAAAGTTATTGACTGGTATTAACGTAGGTGCTTGAGCGTCTATGCTTAAATCTGACCCTTGACTAAAGTACAAATATAAGTCATTTAAAATTAAGTTCGTATCACTTAAAATAGTGTTGATATTAGCGCGGTCTTTTTGTATAATATCCACACAATAAATATCCATAGCAAAGATATTAGTATTTTCGCCCATCGTTTGACTAATAGGAACGTAAAAAAGCAAAGGATACTTTTCATCTAACGTGCTAAAGTTTGGCATCTGTTCACGAAACTCCCCCGCGTTTTTCTTAATTTGCAAATGTTGTTGACAAAACCCGTCAATCGCATTTAATAGTTTTATGTAGCTTGTCATAGTGTAGAACCTAAATCGATTATTTTCATTTTATTTTGTGTCGCTGTAATTTCAGTTTCACTTACAACCGCTTGAACTGTTACCGTTTGATTTGATTGCATTGATTGACCTGTTAAATTATTAGCGTTGTTTCCTTGTCCAAACATATTAATTGACGGTGTAGCTACCGAAGCACTTGAGGCACTTGCTGAAGTACCGCCACCACCACCCGAAGCCGAAGCACTTGGATTACTTAACAATGCTTTAGCCTTTGCTACGTTCGTTAATATTTGAACGATACCCGAAGCATATTGTGCTATCCCTGCGCCACCTGCTGTTACCGCATTTAATGGATTCGCTTGTGACATTGCAACGAGTGAACTAATAGCCTTTGCTGTGTCTATTGCGATTTGAACTAAAGCAGTAGCCTTTTGGAATTTCTCGAGTTTCTTTTGGTCATTTATGAATATGTTTCCAAGTTGAGAAAGTCCCGAGTTTATATCACTTGCAAATTGAATCTTTGCGTCACGTTCCGCTTGTGCGTCTGCTATCTTTTTAAGAGCGTATTTCTTTTGTATTTCGGCTGTCTCTTTTCCGATTTGCTCTTCGATTGCTGTTGTATCTTTTTCATACAACTTAGCCTCTTCGATTAACTTAGCATATTTAGCGCGTACTGCATTTACTTCTTGTTCTTCAGCACTCAATCGAGAATTAGCAATAGTTTGTTGTTGTGTGTTGTAACGCTCTAAAAATTCGTTGTATGCCTCTATCTCTTTATCTTGTTGTTCTTTTGTTAAAGCGTCTAACTTTTCTTGCTTAGCTTTTTCAATGTTTCCAAGTTCTTGCGCTTGTTGGTCGGCTAATTGCTTAACGATTATAGCTTTTTCACTTGCTAAATATTTCTCGTTCTTTTGAGTTTCCTCAATTGCACGTTTGTACTTTAGTTTAATAGTCGCTATTTCTTTCGCTTCGCCATCTGCCATTATAGCGATGTTCGCATCTTCAATCATTCGAGCAACTTCAGCACGATTTTTAGCATAGTCTAACTGAGCTTGTTTTTTCTTTTCACTTGCTTTGTTACCCGCTTCAACACTTTTCTTGTGTGCTTCGTCTTCCTTCTTTTGAGCGTCTACAACGTGTTTCTTTTTAATGTACTGAATTTCATTGTTTGAAGTAGTCAACAAAGTACGTTGTTCTTTTAATTTTGACTTTAAGTCTGCGAGTTCTTTTTGGTCATAGTCTCCTGAAGCTACCATGTTTTGTATTCGCATTTGGTAAGCCTTAGCATAAGCGTAAGCAGTCGCTTTTATTAACCGTTGTTTTTCAAGTTCTAATTTATAAGTGCTTTTACCCTCAAGTTGAGCCATTCTAATCTCTTGGTCTATTGCTCCGATTCTTTTATCTGAAGCCGACTTGTAAGCATCTGCTTTTTTCTCCTGTGCCTTTTGCGCTTCTTCTGCTGACTTTTGTTCTGCAAAGTTTGTAAGTCCTAACCAATCTAAGAAATCTTTAATTGATTGTACAACTGCGTCAATAGCGTCACCAACCGCTCCAAACACTTTACCGATTGCGTTTAGTATTGGTTTAAGTAATCCGAGTTTTGAAAGTAACGCTACAATAATAGCAACAATACCCGCAATAATAGCACCGATTATAAAGATAGGATTTACTAATAGCGTAGCACCAAAAGAAACAAACGCTTTCGCAACCGTTCCAACCGTAGACATTAAACCCTTTAACTGTTTTCCTATTTCATCTGGAGTGATTGATTTTAAAGATTTGGAAAATGTTTTTGCTGTTTGTGAAGCACCCTCGAAATCCAAGTCTCTAATCTGTGACCCCATTAATCCTAAGGCATTACTTGTACTTTCAAACTTTGAGCCTGTTGAAAATATAGCTACTTGTTCGTTAGCGTCTTTTAATTGGTCATTTAGTTCCCCTGCTCTTTGTGCAAGTTGCGCCATTGATTCGGGGTCGGTTGCGTTTGCCAACTCCCCTTTTATTTCTCGTATTTCCTTTTTAAGTTGCTGAAGTCCGCCTAACTTAATTGGAATTTCTATTGCTTGTTGTGCCATACTTATAATGTATAGTAAAAATTAAATGTACAACGTAACTGTAATTATAAAGCTACGTGTGTAATCGTTTGGTAAAACACCATTCTCTGACGCTCCGTTTTGATAAGTATTAATGAATAGGTTATCTCCCTCACAGTAATACTCTACAAAGTGTTTGTCAACTATTGCGTGCGTGTTTTCAATGCCATAAACTACATTCTCAAAAGAATCAGTAATCCCGTAATCCTCAAGGCTAAAACCTGAAAGCGCATAATGTCCTTTATCAATGTAACTCGATGTGATATTAAACCCAAAAGTATTAATCAATTCTACAACCTCAGGCGCATTAGTTCCTGTTTGTGTTAGCTTAGCCATGTACACCTCTTTGTTAAGTTGTGGCACACCGTTAATTATATTCGCTGTAATTGATTTTACGACACTTTCTCCATCGTTTGCTGTTTGTCCTATTTCTCCCGTTACCGAACCGCCACCACTTACTACATTGTTGTTGTTAAAGAACTTGTCAATCACATCGCCTAATACTTGAGTAGTTCCCGTCCACGGTTGTTTAGGTTTTGTCTTAAATGGTGGTAAGTCTACTTCGTCATCAATTGTTAAAAGTTCAACTTTTGTTAGTTGGTTCGTGTTTGCGTTGTAATCATTGATTGAATTTATAGACCACCAACTGTTATTGATACGTATTTTATCATTCAGCTTCAAGTTAGCTATGTCATTCGCTCTTAAATCAAAATAAGCGGTTAACATTTTACCCTTGTTGATTTGGTTTACAGTACGTCTCCAATAGATATTGTAAAGGTTATTCGCTGTAATGCTTAACGGATTGTAAAAGTAATAATCACACGTTGCGTAATTGATGTCAAATGTAGGTGTTAACGGATTGTCAAAGTGTGTAGCGTATGAATAGTGGTTATCTTCTACCGTACTACCTACGTAATTTTCAATGATATAATTAGCAGTCGAAGTAGTCAACTCCCCATCGTACAAAATACGTATGTTAGTGTTAGGACTTGCACCGCTCAAAGCAGGAACGTAAGCACCGAAAGTGGTTTTTAAAATTGGTGTCGGACTAAATGTTAACTCTTTGCGCTCTTCGTCTTTGATATATTCATTATCAAAAGTAAATGATACTTGACCATACACTTCGTTAATCTGAGCAAAGTAAGTTTTGTTAATGTCGTCCGAATCCTGCTTATATGAAAGTGTTAGTTTCTTTTTTGTTAACTCAGGCAAAAATGTAATTGATTGCTCACGGTCTTTTGCGAGTTTCTTTGTCCAATCCTTAACCGCTCCACTATCGTAGTAGTTATCACGTGTGATTAGTATTAAGTTATTCGGGTTTGTCGGGTCGATGTCAACGTACAAATTGTACATATTGAATATCGACTTAATGAAATCCGATTGTTTTATCTTTTTAGGTACGTACAAATTGACGTCAACTGTTGAGTTGTAGCCTGTGATGTTTGAACTTGGCGTAAGTGTAGCTTCGAATCCTGTAACATTCCAACCAATACCCACGTTGTAAGACGTACCCGAACGCTCAAACAATCCCGTAACGCCACAACCTAAATCCAATTTGAATGTAATATCGTCCGTAGTTACTAAGTTGCTTAAATTGACAGTAGTTAAGATTGACGCTGTGTGTATTGTAGTTGTACCCGTTGCAAGTGTACCCGAATAAGTGTAAGTATCTAAAACGATATTTTGTTGTAACACACCGTTTTTAAATACTTTTAAGCGTGTTTGATAAATAGCTTGACCACTTTGCCCCGCTTGAGTAACTATGTTTAAAATCCCCCCGCTTGAATTGGTTAAATTTATACTGTAAGTTATCGGAATAGATACCTCAATACTTTCGCCACTCCCTAAATTGAAAGGACTGTTATATGTTCCCGTTGTTGGGTCGAATAAGTTGTAGTTGTCTTGCGTTTCAGTTACCCCAGTTAAAGGCTCTGACAATCCCGTAGACGCGTTGAAACTTGAATGAGTGCCACTTACTGTAAATGCTTTATTGAATATTACGTTATAAGGACTAAAATCCGTCTTATTAACGTCTCCATTAAAAGGAATCAACAACCTTTCAAATCGTTCGTTTGCTATTGTCGCCCAAGAATAACTAAACCCAGCACGTGCGAAAATTCTATCGAAGTATTCTTTTGCAAAGATAGCAGGTTTAAACTCCTTTAGTGGGTATGTGTTTAACGGTGCATACGGTAAAATGTACTTGTATTTATCCGTATTTGAAAAGGTATTGATAACCTCATCGGCTGTGAGTAAGTGGTTAAAGTCGCTGAAGTCTAAGTCAGTCAATTCAGCACTTCCTAACTTTGTAAAGAAATCACTTTGAGAATCTTTTACGATTACGCTATATTCTACGTCTTGCTCAAAGTTGCTTGTCGATTGTAATTTGTTTACCGCTATCAATTGTAAGTAAGCATCTTCGACTATTGGAATTTCGTCCTGTAATACCGTGCAACGTGTTAACGCATTTATGTTAAACGTACCTGTTTGTATGTTAATGTCGTATAAATGACCTAACAATTGATTGTTGTTGTCGTCCCCTACTAAAGTAATCGTTTTTGAAAACGTACCTTTTCGAGTACTTACATCACGAATGTCGGAAACCTTAAATGTAATTGGAAAGTTTGACGTGTCCTTTACATTTAAGTATCCGTTTTCTATTTGTATCTTAACCATTGATTGCGTTTTGGTTTGCTAATTTAACAGTTAGCTTTTGCTTAATAAGGTTCTTGTTCTTTTGTTTAAACACTTCAAATGAATTATCTTGTACTAAACAAGCAAAGTATTGACCGTTCACTTTTAAGTACGTCTGAGGACTTGTGATTAGTTCCTCAAAATAGATAGCCATTGCTTCGCTCATGTAGTTAGTATTTAGTTCGATTGTCTTATCAACTTTCGTGTTTAAGTAGGTCATTCCGAAATCGCTTGTTTCATATCCCCACTTCCCGTCTGTAACTACTCCTTGAATGTCACGGTTATAACTGTCACGTGTGACGTTGCCTTTGTCGTACGCTCTCAACTGAAAAGCAAAAGAACTAAATGACCCTATTCTATCCAAGAACAAAATCTCGTAATCTTCAATCTTACAACGTCTATCGATACAAACATTATAAACTTCGCTGTATTCAGTTACTAAGTCATTGTTGACAAATTGGAATGTGTACCATTCTGTGTCGTCTTTGATTAGTCCTGCCGTCCCTGAAATTACTGTACTCGGATTTGCTGAAGCACCTACGTTAACCATGCTTGTAACATCGTCATTTGTTAAGTTGTACACCAATTCGTCCCCGTTGCTATTCACAAATAAAATCGAACCGTTTGTAATGTAGTTATTTGCTAAAGATAAATACAAGTCCTGCGTTGGTGTGATACAGAAACCGTCTAAAGGTTGGTTTGTTAAGAACTTAACTGTACTTGTGAGAACTGAATCCAAACACTGCAACGCTTCAAATGTGCCACCGTCTGCGATTACCCTATCGTAAAACTCTAAATTATATTGATTGCTCAAATAGTTGTAGCTTGAATACGTTGTAAAGTCTGCGAAACTTTGCGCACCATTAAACACTACCATGTCATCGAGTGTGATAATGTCAGTGTCAACCGTCTTTTGGTTGTTTGCGTATCTTACCGTCCCATCAATTGACGTACTCGTCACATCTGAATAAGCTGAATTAACAATGATATAGCCTGAGCCTTGACCGATAACAGTAAAATAGCCTTGTAAGTTTGGATTAGCTACCCCCCCATCTGCTTGGTCAATGTAAACTTGGTCGCCTACAACAAACGGATTTGTAAATGTAATCTTTACGTTACCACTATCTGAGGTCAATGTGCTTGAATAACCGTAATTCTCGACGTACTCTTCGCCTACCTTTAGAAAGTATTTAAAGTTAGTGTTTAAAGCAGTCCCGAAGTTAGGAAACAAAGGATTGAAATCGTTTGTAACGTAAGATTGTAAAATGCGTGACAGGTCGATGTTACCGTATCCATTTGGATAGTCTGGCAACACTTTAAATTCTCCTATCTTTGCGCTTGTCGTTGCATTGTAAAGCGTGAATATATACTTAAATCCGTCTTTGTTTTTGTTAGTCGAATCGTATATAAAACGCAATTGGTTAAATGCAGGACTGAAACTGTATGGAACTGCTATCGTATTCATGCGAATAAGTGTTTCGGGTTGTTTGGTGTTATTGCGTTATCGAACTCAATTTCTAAGTCAGTCATAACGTCAACGTGGTAACCTTTCAAGTACGTAGCTTCTTTGATTACTTCCATATCTTCAACTACTGCGGGAGTGTCTACTATTTTACCAATATAAACTACTGCGTGTGTCGTTGGTGCATACGTGTTAATCTCGTTACCGTTTAAATCAGTTGTGTTAATCAAAACGCCTTTAGCTAATAAATCAGCAATGGCTGTATCGTGGTCGGTGTATATTAGTTTGTAAATCATATCGTAGTAAGTTGTGCAAGTTGTGTGTTAGTTAATCTTGTTTTCCAAAGAGCGGATAGGTTGGTTTGTGTTTTTTGAGAATCAGAAGTGCCTCCAACATTCCCTATGTCAAATCTTGCGCAAGTTGGAATTGTTGCGCTTGTGTCAGTAGTTTTTAAAACTCCGTCAATGTAAAATACAACATCATTTGTTTTATAAGCTATTGCCATTTTGTGTCGACCTACACTTAAAGAACCTCCATTAAATACAAATTGTTGCGCTCCACTATCCCAAATTACCCCGTACATATTGCCTAAATACATTTCGAAGTAAACAGCGTCATCATAAACACCGTTACTAATAGAACACGGATTATAATTTGCCACCCCATCATGATAAAAATCAACAAACAAAGTCCCCTCAGTTTGTCCTATCAACGAACTAATACCCGTCTTACTAATTACATCTGCGTTACGTGTTACACTTGCTGAAGTTGTAGGTATGTAAGAAGTAGCGTAAGAACCTGCTTCGAGTTGTGCGCCCCAAGCAAATACTGTTTTCCCAGTTGTATCTGCTACGCCTAAATATATAAGAGTAGTTGCAGTTATATTTACGGTCATTGTACAACGAAACCAACCATTACCAACATCTTTAATCGAACCACTAATTGCATTAAATAAAGAGAATGTTTGAGTGCTTAGATTAAATGTAGCTTCTCCCCCAACTGTTGAACCCAATCTACATAAACTTGTACTTCCAGCTTTAAAATAAGCACTAAAAGTATGTATTCCACTTGTAAGCAACGAGACATATATGTCACCACCACTAACAGAATTTGAAGTAATTGTATCTGCTGTTGCATTACCACTTGGTGAATTAGCTGTATTTGAAGTTACAGAAGCATTTGAAGTTAACCAATACGCGTTATCGAATTGCTCACTATATGAAAGTAAATTTGTTCTTTGTGGCTCAACTAATATACTCGGACAACTTCCGTTTGTGTAGTCTAAACGTGGTACGTTACTTGCTACGCTTTCAATCAATCCGCTTGAATTAACTCGTGTTGCTGTCGTTGCTCTTGTTACGATTAAATCACCCGAGCCATCGCTTGGAACTACGGAATACAACTTACTCGCTTTCGTTCCGTTTGGTGTTACAACTAAAGACGCTGTATCTAATAAACTCATATTTCTAAATTATTTAATGTTTGTACTAAGCAATTTTCAGCTTCTACCGTTCCGCTATCTGTTGCTATTCGTGTTTTAAAAGTGTTAATCAATGTCATCGTTGCGCTAATCTCAGACGCTAAAGCCTCAATCCAAGAACCGTTAACAGTTCCCGTAGCCCCAAAGTCCTCAGCTAAAGCCTGAATGAAACTTTCGCCTAAGTCTACGTTTGCATCGAAGTAAGTACATAACGCTTGTTGGTAGTTTCCATTCTCAGCTACAAGACCAAAGTGTCCCGCTATCGTTTGCCACCAATCGCCATTTGTAGTCGTTTCTCCTAACACGTTTGCAATTTCTTGCACCCAATTTTTAAAAGTGTTTTCCATACTTATAATGTGTTCAAAATTTGTTTAGTTCATTAGAAACTAAAATACGAATTATCTGTGTAGTATTGCTCTTTAACAAAGCGTGTCGCGTACCTAATAGCGTCCATCGCGTCATCAAACATCTTAACAGGTTCATCGATTATATTGTCGCCTACCTTTTTCCATTTATAGTTATCGTATTCGCGCTTCATGTTCGGGTCGTTCTTACAATAGATTCCGAATGTCTTAACGTCGTCAATTCCTTTTTTAACTTCTTTGTTTGCGTTGTTTACGTTGTATCCTGCTACTTGAAGTTCGGCTATAATTTCGGGACGTGAGTAATCGGCAAGTATATCCGTGTTTTGGTCAATGCCTAAGTCCTGCATTTTCTGAATCAGTAACGAAGTAGTTAAGTAACTCTCGTATATAATCGGTTCGATGTACAAGTCTTTTTCATTGTGCCATACTTTCACTAAGGCAGTCGGGTGGTTGTAACCAAAGTCAAGCCCATACACAAACGATTGAAAGCGCAAAGGCTTTTCGTCTATGAATGTCCAATTGCTATATATGTTCTGTTTGCTTATTGCTCGTTCACCTAAAGCGTAGATTTGATACAATGCCTCATCGGTTCTTTTTAAGTCCTCTATCTGTCGTTTAATTGATTCGGGAAGGAACGGATTATCTTTGTATGTGGATTTGATTATAGTCGTTTCGTCTTTTGGTAGTTCGTATAACCAACTCGCACTATCTGACGGATTGTAGTCAAATATCATTTTAGATTCAGTACGCATATTCAACTGTTGGAAATCTTCAAACCATAATTCATTTGCTTCATTACACCAACCTAAGTCACGTTTACGACCTCTAATCTTTTGCTCGTCATCAACACTAAAGAACTCCACTATCGAACCGTTAGGAAACTTGTAAATGTTCTCGCTCATGTTGTGACTTGACTTATCGTATATTTCGAGGTCTTTCATAATCTCGAAAAAGTCACGCATAACAGTAGCACGTAAAGCAGGGAATGTCTTTCTAACGATTGACACTACCTTATTGGGATTCTGCAAACACCATACTATAATTAACTGACAAAGGGAATACGTCTTACTTGACCTACTCCCCCCTTGATTAACTACAAACCGATTTTCGCTGTTTAAGGCTTCCCAGTTCTTTTGGAATATCTTAGTCGATTTGATTTTCATTCGTTACTATCTGTATTTCGATTTTGCTTATGTCTTTGCCATTCGTTGTTACATCTGTTTTCTCAGTAAGTCCATTTAATCGTTGTGTGATACTTGGATTAAATTGTCCAACCATACCGCCCTCGATTTGGTCTTGACGGATTTCTTTCTTTATACGTAAACAGATAGCGCAATAATCCTCATAAGCCCCGTTTGTATTTCTGAAATAATGGTCAAGTGTTACACCTTTACTAAAACCGAAAACTTCAAAACCCTCTAAAGTCAATGGGGGTTTATGGAACTCAGACTTAACTCCTGTGGCTGTTGCCTTTTGTATTTCTCTTGGTTTTAAGTTGTTCTTATACTCTTCAAATAGTTCGTATAGCTTCTCGGGTGTTTCTATGTATTTATGCTTTGCCATTTTTCGTGTTTTTGTTGGTTATTTGATTGTAAGCTAATATTAACATTTGTATTTGTCTCACATCGTTATACACTACTTGTTTATCGATTCGTATTTTAGTCGCTTTACGTTGGAATATATACTCCTCAATCGTTGCAACCATTAAATCAAAATTCATAGTGCGTAATGTGTTAGAAATTCGTCCTCGCTTATCATGTCAATTGATATGCTGTTGTGGTCATCGGGAAAATTATAAATAACGAAGTGTGTCTCGCTATCTTTTAGCATAGTCATTATTTCGTATGCTCTTTTCTGCATATTCTTGCCGTAACAAATTAGAAAGTATTTCATTCTTCCTCTTCTTGTTGTGGTTTAGCTTTTCTTGTTCGTGTTTTTTTAGGCTTTTCTTCTTCAATTCCTACAAATTTTGTAGTTTCAAAGATATGACCGAAACCCATTGCACGCAAATAGTTGTGTTGACTTGGCTTTACCTTGTCAATCTCGATTCTTACTTCGCCTAAAATGCTATCGTATTTAGAAATTACTTTTCCGTAGTATTCCGCTTTAATTTTGCTCATCTTTTTTTTATTTAAAATGTTAATTTTTCAACAATTGTTCAAGCTCCCGAAGTTCCTTTTTGATTTCTGTTATCATTCCGTGTGCTGTGCCTACGCTAATATCGAAGTGACTTGCCAATTCTCGTATTGTGTATGCTTTTTCTTTCTGTTTTGACAACCTTAGGAACGTATCGAAGTACACACGCTTTACTTTATCGGTTAAGCTATCCCTGTATATGTCTAAAATAGCTTTGTAACGGTTTATGTTTAATTCAACTATTATTGCGTTCGTGTTTTCGTCATCTACTATCTCAGCTATGTAGTCATTTTCTACGCTTGTTATTATTTCTAACTTGCTTTTTGACTGCCAAAGTAACTCACATTTGATTAAATGACTAAAATAATACTTTACTTCATGGTCTAAAGTTGGGGTTTTTCCTTTTATATCGTGTTCAATATACGAAAGGTAGGCATTGTTAATGACAGTATCGCAGTCAAGGTTAGATTTTAGTCTACTCAGAAAGTAATGCGTGTACCGACTTACTTCGTTGTAGTTTTCAGTGAGTAGTTTATCGAGAATAGCTTTCATACCAATTGAAAAAATCTTTTAAATATTGCTTTCTCACTACTCCTGAGCAAAAGCATTTAGTAAAGTTCTCGTTTGTAATCCGTTCTTTTATCGTTTTTAGCTTGTTTAAGACACTTTTACTCTCTTGAACGTGCTGTGTTTCCAAACGGATACTTTCGATGTATTCTATGTCAATTTCTGTAAGCATAAATCTAAGGTGTAAGATATTAAAGAAACGATACAAGCATAAAAAAAGTTGCCCGTAATAATCCAAGCCGACCAAAAACCTACACATTTATAACATGAAAGTGAATGATGTATCCAATTTGTAACAAATGTTGGTCTAAAGAACTCAAAGACGTAGTCAATTGCAAAGTGTAAAGGCTCAAATTTAACAAACCACCATGCGAACGCTACTAATAAAATAATTGTCATATATAATTTTTTTGTAAATATACAACTATTTTTAAATAAAAAAACACCCCGTTAAGAGTGCTTCCATTTTATGTTATTAAGTGCCTTACCTATTCGTTGCAATGTTTCCGTGTTTAAACCGCCCTCATGTCGTAAAAACTTATTAAGCTGTCCTTGTTGTAACTTACTACGTTGGCAAAACGCTCTTGGACTTTCGCACGTATTCTCAAAGTGAACTTGCATCGCTTTACGTGTTATTTCCTCAATGTTTATTATTGCATCTATTGCTTTCATAGCATTTCGATTTCTTTTCTGACTTCATTCCAATAACTCATGGTTGAATAAACATTTGTATTAAATGGATTTGAATGTGGATTTGCATTGATTATTTCATAAACTGCTATTAGCGCACATTGTTTACTTGCTTTAAATCCATCATAAACAAATGTTACATCTTCATTCATTGGTTGATATGTGCAAAATTTATCTACTAATTCTGCTGCTTTTTGTCTTGGTGTCATAACTAAAAAGGTAAATCCGTGTGTTCGTCTTTTTGTTGTGTAGTATTAGCTGGAATAGGTGCGTCAGCTTTATATGGTTCTGTAATCTTAACAGAAAAGAAAGGCTTACCGTCTTTTGTTTGTTTTACCCACATTGCGATTTGTTTGTCTACACCGTCTACATTAATCTTACCTCTGTAAGTTGGTTGGTTTCCTGTTGCAGTTTCGTTCTTGAAAATTGCTCCTGCGTTTTCGTTATTGTACTCCATTTTACTTTTTTATTTTTAATTGTTCTACATTAATGCCAAACTTATTGGCAATATCTTCTAAAGTTAATTCTACTGTAAATTCCATTTTAGGTTCTATTTCTTTTGCAAAACTCCAAGGCACTACATCTGCCAAAGCATAAAAATATCCTTTTCTTGACATTACGACTTTACGTTTATACCAAACGATATTATCATTTGACACCATCATCCAACGTTCTATAAATTCAGTTTCTTTCATATTAAACCTTTTAACATTTTATAATACTCTCTTGCTATTTCTACTTTCTCGATAATCTTTTCAATCGCCTTTTCGTCACGTTCAACGATGTAACGCTTTACACGTAGTTTACTTGGAATGTTGTCGTAATTGTGTTTCAATTGCACTTCGTGTCTTAAATCAATGTCCTCGTCAATTAGCCCCGCTTTCCAGTGCGCACGTCTTACTTCGTCTTCAACTATTTGTAGCGGTGTATTCATTAAGCAGTAAACTAATTCAGCTTCGGTTTTACCCGTTAGCCACATATAACCTTGCAACTGCCAATAGTAATCCTTATTTTTCATTTCAGCTTCAAACATCGGATAGGTATCTAATGACCAACTGCATTTTATATCAGCTAATAAGTTATCCGTGTTTATGTCAGGTTCGCCTGTTATGTAATCATTTGTAAAACGTTCCGTGTTTTTAACTACAAACTCCCAATCGAATTGCTCACTTGCAAACTGAATAGCCTCGTCTTCCATTTCAAGTCCTTTGTCAGTGTATCGTGAACTAAACTCTTTACGGTAGCCAAACTCCAATTCATTGAATAAATCTTCGATGTAACTCTTTGCGGTCTGACTTAGAACCTCGTTTTTGCTACGAGGCTCAATCATCAACTTACCTAAACTTGAACAACGTACTATCATGATAAAGGATTTTCTGTTGTTACTATTTTCCAACTATTAGTAGTCCTTGTTTCAGTTGATTTCTTTGAATATTCAAAACAAAAATGTTTACCATTTTCAAAATGTGAATAATATCCAACCCTCCAGTTTTCATTTTCACTATTCCTAAACAAAACAAGCGTATCTTTTTTGATTGGTTGTTCTTTGAAAGGACATTCAGTAAATGCTGATGGGTATTTGTCGCCTCTCGAACGTTTACCATCAATTGTGTAACAAGAACCATCTGTTTCAATTGGATAACTATCTGTGTCAACGTTAACAACTTCAACCCAACCATGTTGAATAGTCCAAATTTTGTCGCCTACTTCTACTTCTCTTAAATCTGATTTCATAACATTGCTTTTTGTTCGGGTGTTAACTCGAATTTTAATAAATCTTCTTTCTTTGCTTTGCCCTCTTTGATTGCTTGTAATGCTTTTACAAAACGCTCATCGTTGATAGGTTGCTTTTTTGGTTCGTGTTTTACTTGGCTGTTATCTTTTGAGTCGGGGTCGCTTTCTGTTTCATCAATTAAGAATAAACCATTTAGCGCATACTTACGAGCGTAACTTGAAGCAGTGCCTGTACATTGCTCCGAAGACATTCCTTTGTGTTCTCCCAATTCTGCGAAACCGTTTACTTCAATTACTTTAGTTCCACTCCTTAAAGCAGCCGTAGCTTTTAAAAATAGCTTACTACCTACCTGAACTATGTCATCTGATAAGACTAATTCTAATTCGTGTTTTTGTAATAATGGTTTTAATGATTCAAGTATCTGCTCTGCGCTTCTGTACTTGTACTTTCCGAATGAATTAAATGACCCTTTAGGACACTTTAACTCTGCTTGTAATTTTAATAGATTCATCGTTATTTGTTTTAATTTCTACAAATATAGTGTTTTATTTTTAATACACAATATTCTAATTAATATTTTTTATCTTTTTTTCTTCCTTGAGTCCATCTGCCTAATCTAACAGCGTGTAAACAGTTTTCGCTTTGTGTTGTCCATTCAAGATTTTCAATTCTATTATCCTTTCTATCACAATTAATATGGTTAATTACTTTTTTGTTTTCAGGATTAGGTATAAACGCTTCTGCAATTATTCTATGTAACATTACACGTTTTGAAATTCCTTTATCTGACAGCTTCATTCTGTAATAACCTTTACCATTATCTAAAGGTTTTAAATAATATTCTCCTTGATACTTAATATTACACAAATGATTTTTAGATATTCTTTTAACTCTTCCTAAATTAGATACTTGATAAATACCCTCGTAACCTAATACATTTTTCCAAACTTCCATAAAATAAAAAAACCTACTACCTTTCGAGGTTGCGGTCTCTACTCGGTAATAGGAATTACTAAATTTCTTAAATGTGTCCGCAACTACACATATCAAATATAATCAATTTTATAATTCTTTTATCTTTTTTTTGTACTCACTTATTAACAATTTGAGTTCATCTTTTGTCCATTTTCGGGTAACATTTGCTATTTTGTCAAGTTCATCTAATTGCTCAACTGAATATCTTTTAACAAATCCTAAACGATAGTTGTTTATGTCTCCAGCTTTATCTTTGTTACATGGTCTACTACATTGAGCGTTTACATTTAGTTCGTTAAATCGCACGTTTGAATGCCCCCCCGCACTCCATAAGTGACCCGCATCAATGTTTCCTTTCCTCATTGGTTTTTGACAACTTATGCAAGGTAATCCCTCATCTCGAAGTCTTATGTACTTGTTGAATACTTGTTGAGCAAGTTTCAAATAGTCCTGAAGTGTTAATAAATCCTCTTTTTGTTTTTTTACTTTTTCTTTTTTAATCTTTTCAAGGTTCTTTAAAGCAAGTTTTGTCTTGGTGCAAACGTAACAAAGTCGGTCTGTAGTCTTATAAGGCACAAAAGTAGCGTTACATTCTTTACATTTCTTATCGTAATCCGTTTTCATCATTCAATTTATTTAAAATGTTTACAATCGTATTATAGTAAGGTAAATACGCTCTATTTCCTTTTTGGTTTTTAAGCACGTTTAAAAGACTTTCTACTGTGTTCTTAATGTTTGGTATGTAACAACCTTTATGTAGCGTTAAATCACGGTTAAGTTCGTGTTTTTGTAGTTGAAACATAACTTCGTTTAGTGGTGTCATAGCTTTTCAATTTCTTGTTTGACTTCATTCCAATATCTATATTCAATTTCATTTTTATGAGTATGCCATAACAAATTTAACACCTCATCAACTGCAATTAAAGCACATTGTTTAGATATTCCTTTTGGTAAATAAATATATTCCATTGGGAACTCAAAATTATCTACTAATTCTTTCGCTTTTTCTTTTGGTGTCATAACAACTGTTTTATAGATTCTACTTCCTCACGCATCTTTTGCATTTCAACTTCGTTTAAAATTAATGCTTTTTCTAAACTTATGTTTCTAAGTCGGTACGTTTTATTCTCATCTACTAAATGATAGACTAACTCCTGTACATCTAAAAGGTCGTTAACGCTTTCTTTTTGGCTTTTAATTAGTTCGTGTTTATGTGGTGCTTTCTGCTCTAAGTCATCTAAAGCGAATTTAACACGGTGTAAAACAGTAGATAGTTGTGCTTTTCTAATTAATACATCTAATTCATTCATCGTTAAAAAGGTATGTTTTCCGTAAAACTATTAAAACTATTTGTAATCGGTTCTTTTATTGGTGTGATGTCGTGATTTCTTTTGATAACATCTTTACCAGCTACTTTAAATCCAAGTCCATAATTGTAATCTAATAAGATAGGCTCATTCAATAGCGTTGGTTTACCGCCCGTATCAGTATCTTTTACTTTTACCACTTCAACCATTGTGTAATTCCATAAGTTCGTATGTTGAGTAAGTCGATGCACTACCAAAAAATCATCTGCTTTATTTGCAAAAGCCTTACCGCCCTCAATATCCGATTTTAAAGGTGGCATAACGTGACCAGCCCAATCATGTTTTTCAGGATATATAGCCGAGCGTCTTCCACTTGCACTACTTGGGTGCGCATTTACATAAATACTTTTACCCGTCTTTGTAAACTGCTTTAAATCGTTTAATACATCGTAGTTGGAACTATAACTCATCGGTGTTTTTAAACCGTTGAAAGGGTCGATTAAGTGAATGTCACAATCTGCTTTTATAAAATCCGACATTAAGTCCTCAGGAGTGTAACGTATTGTGTTGTCAATGAATTTAAAGTGATGCTCCATTTTCATTTCAAATCTTCGAACCTCTCTGTGTGTTAAATCCATGTATTTTTTTCCTGCATACATTTGTATCAAGTCACGCATTACTTTGCCTTGATAATTTTCGTCCATGAATAAACAGATTTTTAAATCATGGTTTGTAACTAACGAAAGAAAGTACCATTCCATAAAGTATGTTTTACCTACGTTGTCATGTCCGAGAATTATGTTAAATTGTCCGTGTTTATGTACGAAGTGATTATCTAAGTCACAACCTAATTTTAAACCCGTTGGAACTTTTCCGTCAAGGTAATCATTTAAGTATTTTGTGCTATGTCCGTTTTTTAAAATCATTAAAATAGTTTTTGTTGGTTAGTGTGATTTTTTATTCTTTGTATAGCCTTATCGTAATACTCTTTGTCAAGTTCACAAGCTGTCAATTCAAAGCCGTAATCATGACAAGCAATTGCAATTGAGCCTGAGCCTAAATGCGTGTCGAGTATTTTGTCGTTTTCTTTAGCAAAGTGTTTTAATAAAAATTGATATAAATAAATTGGCTTTTGTGTTGGGTGAAATCTATCTTCTTGACCTTGCGTTCTTTTTTTAAATATTTTAGCAACACTATCAAATGAAGCCCAAGCATACTCACACATAGCAAAACTAACATCTTCAGGTTGTTGTTTATCCCAAATTATAAAGCACTTATTTTTAGGCAATTGAAAATAATTACCTCCCCAAATTATTTGATTTTTTGAAACTCTAAATAATTCTTCAAAATATTCATCACTTGGTATTGAATTATCCCAATTTCCATTTTTGTTATGATATTTTTTAAATCGACCACCACTATTGACAACGCTATCTCCTAATCCATAAGGCGGGTCAACTATTGCCAAGTCAAAATAATTATCAGGGTAACGTTTCATAAGTTCCATGTTATCCTCGTTTGTAATTGTTATTTTATCTGTTACTTTCATTGCATTTGTTTTATTTGGTTTACTTGTTTCATAACGTTATTCATGTAGTCGTCTTTCGTTTCGTCTTTTTGTTGTTTAGGCAAATATGGTAAAGTATTTAATAACGTAGCTTTCCAATTTTTAATTTTTGTCAACTTTCCTGCTTTATTAGTACACCAATCACTTGAAATCCAAGCATCGTATTTTAATCGTAACGATTCAATGTTTACATCAGGACTTTTTTCTATTCCATAAGCCACAAACATTTCTTTAGTTGGTATAGTATTAATTACATTTACATTTACATTAACAGTATCATTAACATTTACAGTTGAATTTGTTGAGCTTTGTTGAACAAAATTAACATTTGTTGAATTTGTTAAAGTTTGTTGCTGTTCTTTTGCTAATCTACGAGCTTCAGCACTTGCTTTACCAGCATCACTTCGAACTCCCTTTGTTTTTTCCCACTTAACTAAATCACGTTTCATTTGCAATTTAATAGGCTCAAACGCTAATAAAATTAAAGGGTCGTTTGTTTGTGGATTCTCATCGTTAACATATGCAAACATATGCTTTAATAGTTGCCCTGCTTTTTCATCTGACAACATATCAATAATTGTACGTTGGTCTGAATACAACACAAAAGATTTTTTTCCTTCTGCCATAATTTTTTAAAATGCGAAAAGCCATCAATCGAGGTGCGTAGGATAACCTTTTCATGACAGCTTTTCAGTAAAATTTCTTGAAGTTCCTACGCTTCATGCGCAAATATATTAATTTACTTTCATACTTTCAAATCTTTTTTGTAAAATAATTTGACTAATTACAAAGTTGTTCGTCTTTTCTTCGTATTCTCCGGTGTAATACTCTGAATCTTTTGACAATTCCCAAATAGCCTTGATATAAGCCATGTCGTGTATCTGAATCATGTTAGACACCGTTTTAACTGAGTGCATGATTGTAACGTGGTCACGGTTTAGAAGCCTACCAATCTCGCTATATCCATAACCTGAAGCAAATAATAAAGCGTGTACTACTTGACGGTAAATCTTTATGTTAGTAATTCTATTTTGTCCTGTAATTAAATCGAAATCTAAAGGGCAATATCTTTGTATTCTTACCATGTCAAAGTTGCCTATCTTATTCCAATTTAATTGGTTCTTTAATCTCATTCGTGTTCCGTGTGAATCGTATTTCATTTGTTCGTGTTTTTAAATGTTTGTTAATAATTTTTTGCAATCACCTATTGTATAAATGCCTTGCTGTGTATTATCTAAAGCATAAACTTTAAGGTCGTCAGATAAATATTCAGCATACATCATTAACCATCTACTGTTATTTCCTCTAAAAAATACAGGTTCAAATATTTCTTTAGATATATAGCCTAATAAATCACCATCTTTATCTACTAACTTATCATGTTCGACTTGTGTATTTAATATTCCAAATGTTGTACTCATATTAATCGTTTTTAAAGTTTTGTTTGTGCCATTGTCTAAATGCAAGTCCTATGTTGTGTTGTTGCTCGATTATACTTAAGTCAGTGCCTCGCATTAATAGTTCGTCTTTTTGTCGTATTTCTTTGATTAGCAAGTTACATTTGTTTTTAAGTGACTGCGTAAACACGGAGCTATTCAAATCCTCCATGAAATCAGCTAAAACAGGAAGCACTCCGACCAATGTTAATAGCTTTTCGATTTCCTCTTTATTTGGTTGTTTAGGTGGGTATTTTATTTTCTTTGGTGTCGCATCAATGATTTTACTTAATTCATTTATTTGCTCTTGACTTGTTTGTTTCATCTTATTGTTGTTTAGTCTTAGCATAACATTCATCATCAGATTGAGTAGTTTCAACACCGCAATACTTACAGATATGAAGCTCTTGTTTAAGTTCTTCTTGTGGAATGTTTGGCAATACATGTATATTTTTCATTGTTATTTTTGTTTAGTTTGGGTTTTTAGTTTCTATTTGAAGAGTTCCTTCAATGTTAATTATTAACCAATAAGGAAAACCCCCTAAATCAATTGATGGTATTTTTGTTTCTGAATAACTTTGACTACATCCTTTAAATCTAAATTTTCTCATTTTAACGAGTGAGTTCAAAATATTCATTTCTTGTTCAGGATTATATATTTTAATGATTGAATCATCTATTGGTTTAAAAACATCAACTGGTTCAAATTGATTGCTAAACGCTGTTACTGCTAATTCAGCGTCTTTAATAGCAATTTCAACACTTGCTCCAGACATTGATTTTAACAATACGTTACAATACAATTCTTTTATAATTTCTTCATTTGTTTTCATTTTTATTTGTATTTATTTTTTTTTACACCACATTATTTGACTACCTTTTCGCAAATGAACTAATTGTAATTGATATCCATTATCAATCATTTTTTTTATCTCTTTACGTTCCTTATGAAATTCATTATTTGTCTTAACGTAGTTTTCAGCAAAATCAAACAAACTACGACTAAAATCTGTTTCTTGTTTCATTGTTCTTGTTGTTTAGTTTGTTTTTTGAATCCATTCACTATGTTTAATTTTTTTAGAAAATTCAATAATTGAAATACAATTACAACAATCTACTTTTTCTTCGGTTGAATGAAATGAACCTGCTGCTTTTATATCTCCATCCATTGTTAAACCACATAAAGTATAGTCATTTATAACCCCAACAAAATGAACACCTTTAATCCAATCATCACCATCTCCTATAAATTTTATTTTATTTCTTGTCATTGTTCTTGTTGTTTAAGTATTTCTTGTTTCACTTTATTCCAATATCTAAAATCAGAATCCATGTTTTGCAATTCGGATGAAAAATATTCAATACCAAATTCATCTTTTAAATATTGTTCTGTAAAATTATCGTATGTTTCTAAAGCATCAATAATTTCATTAACAATAAATAACGCAATCAATACCCCTACGTTATCAATTAATTGTTCTGCTTTTTCTAATGGTGTCAGTTTCATATTTCTTGTTGTTTAGTTATACTTTTATGTTGTTCAATTGTTATAGTATTGTGTTTAAGGTTATTAATTACTGTTAAATAATCCAAGTAAAGTTGCATATTAAAAGAACCGCCTTTGTCTTTAGCGCAACTTATTTTTTTTGGTTCTCGCCACCAGTTCGCCATGCTTTGAATGTTTGCTTTTGCTGTTTGTCGTTTCATCGTTTCGTCTTTATTTAGTTACATCTACTCCATCGTACCACCCTCTCATGTACTCAGAATGTTTTTGCTCTTTTTCCATTTCTTTGGCTTGGTTAATTATTCCTACTAAAACTTGAGGTGTTGTTTTGTCATCAATTATAATTCCTTTGAATTTTAAATAATCTTCTATAAACTCTACTGCTGTTTGTTTCATTTTATTTCGTAATTAAAAGGTTCGTGTTTTCCTTGTTGTATTCCGTTGTTCAACTGAATATCCTCTTTGCTTATTTTAAGCGTTTCTAATTACTTTACTTTTCGTTTTGGTATCATTGTATTAAATAGTATAATAAACACCGTTAAAACGAATAAAAGACGGTTTAAATATTTGTCGTTAATCTTCTTCTTCATAATCTTCTATTTCTTTAAATCCATAACCCAAACAATCTTCGCAAGTTACTTCGATGTAACAACCGCCACAACACTCATTACTACCGTTTCTGCAATTCATTCTTTCAAGTGTTCCTGTACCCTCGCAAGTTTCGCACTCAATATCTTTCATAACTTTTCAATTTCTTGTTTAACATCTACTAAATAATTCATTTGTTGTACGTTATTATTTTCTGAAGCTATGTTATACATCTCATCAACTGCAATTAATGCACAATCCTTAACATCATGTGTAGATGTATAATTTGGAATATATACGAAATCATATGATTTCATTAAATCTTTTGCTTTTTCTTTTGGTGTCATATCTCAGCTATTTCTTTAATTAGTTTAATATAACTTGCTTTCAGTCTTTTGATTGCTCTTTCGTAAACATCAATATCATTTGCACAATCTTGTAATACTTGGGTAAAGTGTCTGTTTTCCCACTTGTTATAAAACTCACAAGCATTTCGTTTCTTGCTTTCAAATGCGCTAATCATATCGAGTAACGCAATTGCTCTTTCGTGTAACTGTCTCATCTGTATAAACCGCTTAAAATGAATGCTGATAATGCTATCAACGCTACTACTAAATTTTCAATTGTTTCTTTTTTCATCGTTTTTCGTTTTTGATATATGCAAATATATGTATTAAATTTAATACGACAAAACTTATTTACAATTTATTTACAATTATTTTTAATTTATTTTTGAAAGTATTGATTTTAAAGGGTTTCAGAACGAAACTTTTTTAATAAAAAAAACCGCTATTAATTAAAATAACGGTCTTTACAAACAAACTAACGATGAAATTAGTGCCTCAAAGTTAACGAATATATTTAGAATAAACGGTTTTACCTGCTTTTTTTGTTGCTCTTAATACTTCCTTTCTATTCTTTGTACGTGTGTAGCTTATATGAAACCATGCGAAATGTGTGTCAGTTCCAAACTCAGCAATGGCTTGGTCAAATTCAAGGTTGTCAATTATCCAATCAAACAACTCTTTATCATGTAATTCTAAGTCCATCGCTTGTCCTTTACAATGTTGTGATGAACTTGAGCCACCGATAGCCCTATTCAAAGACGGACTTCTAAAGCCTGAATTAATCTTAATAGGTTTACCTACGTGCGCTCTTAATGGTTCGAATACTTTCTCGCAAAGTAACTCAGCATTATCTAATTGCTCCAGGCTCATTACGTTTTTAATTCCTGCTCTTATTGCAGTAGGTGAAAAGCAAAACTCTTCAACTGTTACGTGTTTTGATAGGTTCATATTAATATGTTATCAATGTTAATATTGTATTGGTCTAATATTTCGACAAACTCTTCATTTGTAATTACATCGTTTCTTATAATCAACTCACGCATTTTAAATAGTACAAGTGTTAACTCTGAAGATTGTGAGCAACGTATAAACTCAATACGCTCTTCCTCGTTGTTTAAGTCAAAGTTGAACTGTGCTTTCATAAGTTGAATTTTTTAGAATCAATGTATTTATAAACCTTACGGTCACCGTCTTTCATTCGTGTAACAATATCAATTGTTAAGATACGACCCCCAATTGGTTTAATTGGTGCGCCTCTTTCAACGTGCCAACCTTTATCTCCGTCTCCGTACTCCTCTTTGTACGCTCCTGTTAGCATTAAATGTAGTTGCTTATGGTCTATAATCATTTTTGAGCCTGATTGTCTAATAGTATCTCTTACATCATTACGTGAACTGTTTTCGTGAATGTGTCCCATTGTAAACACATCGAATCCTTCGTATAATTCTAAGGCTCTTGTAAGGTTAATCGCTCCCTTTGTTACAACACCGCCACCGCCTGAGCCATGAAAATACTTTACTTTTACAGAATTTCCTGCACCCGTTGAACTGTCTCCTTTTAATCTTATATTAATCCAGCCACCATAACCGCCTGTATGTACGTTTGAATTACATTTGTAGTTAAGTAAGTCCACAAAGCGTTGCAAAATATCGGTTTCCTGCCATTTTATAATAGCAGTCTCATGATTACCGTAACCAATTACAGTTAACAAATGTGCATAAGGTGCCCACCATTCTACCGCAGTTTCAACTATTGAATCTAAATACTTTGAGTTGTTGTGTTCTGGTCTAATATCTGACTTACTCGCTCTACGGTCTCCACGACCTTGCATTAAACAAAACATATCCCCATTAATCATTATAGGCATATTCTTTTCTTTGCAATAGTCTAAGTGTCTTTTTAAAATGTCCCAGTCACATTTTGGATTGTCCCAGTGAATATCTGAGAGCATTGCAATTTCTACATTTTTGCTATCCAAGATTATATCGTGAACATTTTTTGAGTGTTTTACAACTTGCATACGTTAATTTTTGCGTGAAAGATACGCTTTTTATTTGAATAGAAAAGCCAAAAAGATTATAATCAGTAAGAATACTATAATAATAGGGAACGCAAAACGATTATTTTTACTTCGTGTTTCTTTTATCTTAACCTTAGAATCAGTTTTTACATTGATTTTATGCGTTTTAAAGGCATATTGTAGCGAATCAGTATATTTCTTTAACTCGAACTTTAAACTATCCTTAAATCGTCTTATTTCAAGTCTTTGATTAAAGCGTGTTTTCGGGTATAAAAATACGTTTTGTTTTACTATTGTATCTTTTTGGGTATAATAGTACTGGAAATAAGTAGTGTCTTTAGTTCGGATTAAAACCGAATCTTTTTGATAGTAAGTTAATGTGTCGGTAACGTGTTCTATTTTACCACCTTTCTTTTCGTATTTACGTAAGTGGTATGAAGCTGAGCAACTAAATAGAAACCCCCAAACTATCGCTGAAGCTATAACAAATAAAATAAATTTAGCAACGTCTAAGTGCGGGAAGTTTCCTTTTGTTGTCATAGTTCTTTTTTTATGTTCTTAGCTTTGATAATTAAATCAACTGCTTTGTTGATGAATGAATATCCTTTTACTTTCTCGAATGATTCGTCCATAGACTTAACCTCAATCGATATTAATACAAGTGCAATTAACTTTGTAAATAAAAACTCAACTGATACTACCGATTTTGTAAGTTCGTTAATGATAAAAAAGTCCGAAGCATAAACCAACATAGTAGCGGTAACATAACTTAGTATCTTAGGTATAAAACCATGTCTAAAGTTTTTCGATGTAACACCTTGTCTCAGTTGTTTAGCTTTCCAAACCCCGAAGCACGTATCTAAAACAGTAGATAAAGCAACGAGTATTATAATACCTTTAATCGGTGCGAAAAACACAAACAACGCTTGTAAAAAGTACGTATAATAAGTGGCAATAAAAGACTTCATATAAACAAAATACTATCGTTAAATCCGTTCTCCTGTGTCTTTAGTGGTTTGATGTCGCTATCTGTATTCAAGTGACTTGTAAACTGTGGATACAAATCTTTGTAAGCACGTAAATAGTTAATCAAACGTACCTCGTAAAATGACGCTTTTTGTGCGTAGTGGTCTTGAGCAAAAGCTACCTCGTTTTGTGTTACTGAATTAGAATAGTCCCCGTTTTGAACTTGTAAACCTTTATTTTTAAGTTGGTAAGACAATCCAAAAACAGCATCTTCAGCACTTCTCCACGCTACAATTGGCTTAATATATTCGACAAGTGTTTCCTCATCTGTCGTTAAAGTCTCAGCGTTGTACTTAGCTAACAAATATTTGTAAAAGTAAGTGCCTAAAATAGGCTGTACTCTTAAATCCGACTGAGTTCTAATGTAAGGTGTAACGTCTTTAACATCGACATTTGCAGTTATCGGTGTTTGATTTTTTAAATACGCTTCAGTTATAAAGTAATTCATTATTGAGTTATTACGGTGTTATCACTTGTTTTTAAACCTACTAAAGAACGGATTTCCTCATCTGTCATTTTGTTTAATACAGTTTGTTGAAGTCCTTGAGGTAAACTATTTAACGAATCTATAATTGCTTGTGTTTTTTCGTCACGTTCCGTAATTACATCGTTAATGATTTGAAAGTTATTTATGTGAAATTCAGCTTTAAGTCTTGCTATCTTGAACAAGTCGTTTACTATCTTTTCAACTTTTCGTCTTTGTGGGAAAATTACGTTTTTTTCAAAGATTACGTTTGACTGTTTGATGTCAGAACCTGAGCCAAGTTTACCACTCACACGAATACCCATTAATATTGGGTCGATTGTATGCGCTTGACATATCTTACTGTCGATGCTTTCAGTTGTTACTTGAAATAGATTGTCGTTATTGTTGGTTGGTATCGCTTCAATCTTAGGAAGTTGGTCTGCATTATTAGCAAAGAAACTTAAAACTTTACCGCCGTTTCTTGCACCTTTTCCGCTCTCAATTGTTTTTCTTAATCCTGCTTTTTCCTCTTCGCTTTGTGGCTTTTTAGGAAACATAAAAGCAAATGACGGAAAGATAGCGTTTAATATATTAGACTTTTGCAAGTATGACATTTCGCCATCTAAGAAAGCCCAATTAAATGCACTTGTATAACTTGGTAAAGGGTAAACGTCTTGACCTACGCAACTCTTTTCGTACACATATATACACTCTCTTTGGTAAACCTTACGGTCGTATGGGTAAATAGTTTCAATGTCAATTTGACTTGTCCAATCGTCACAAATAAAGTATGTTAATTTGTCTTTTGACGCTCTAACTTTCTCAGCTCCTATATGCTTAACACGAATTAAATCATTATTTGAGTTAAATACAAGTCTAAAATAAACACGGTTGTGTAAAATGTCGTCTTTTGTTATCTTATCAAGTAACTGTTCTAAGTCTACTTTCTTTTCAAAAGCGTAAACTTCCATTTTTTCAATTGCTGTTACACTTGAATCCGTCTTAATTTCATAACCCCCGCCAATTGTAGCGTTTGTTTTAAAGTCAACTATCGCACCATGTAAAGGAGACGTGTAATAAAGTTGATTAATTAATTGCGGATAAAAGTTATCAGCACCAAAACGGATATAACCGCTAACCTGTTGACGTGCATTAACGTAAGGTAGTGACAAATTGCCCTCGCCTACTTTCATAAATGGACTTGAAAACGATTGATAGTTGTTACTTTCAACTGTCACGCTTTCGCTTTTTCCAATGTTAAAACCTAAAAATTTCATTCGTAAATAGAGTTAGTTAAGACACCATCGACAACCATTCGACCCTCTTCAATTTCATGCAATCCCTCAACTGGGTTTGGCAAACTAAGATTTGGAACTGTTGCACTTTCATATACTTTATAACTGTATTGACCTATTACAAAAGTTACATCAACTCCTTCAGCTAATTCGAATTTATTGTATCGCGGTTTTGAACTCGACAAGTCAGGCGCATAGAAGTATATAGGTTCTGTTGCTG